CATTGGTGCTATTGCAGGACCCTTCCCGCTTGGACCGGTAGACGATCCTATTGACATAACTACTGAGCAAGATCTTATCAATGTATTTGGTAAGCCACTATCAACGGATTCGCAATATGAGTATTGGATGAGTGCATCATCTTATCTCTCATATGGTGGAGTTCTAAAGGTAGTTAGAACTAATGGCGCTAACCTTAAGAACGCAAACGCTGGTGTTGGCATCGCAAGCACCACCACTCTGTGTATTAAGAATTACGACGATTATATTAATAACTACGAAGAATCAACAAATTATTATTATGCTGCCAAGAATCCTGGGTCTTGGGCAAATGGATTAAAAGTTTGCCAGATTGATGACTTTGCAGACCAAATAGTTGGTATTGCAACAACTGCACCAGATCAATCAGGTGCTACTATTGGTTTCGGTGTGACCGCACCGATTAGCACAACAATCGCTGGATTGGGAACCACCACTGCCTTTACTGGATATCTTAAGGGTATTATTACAGGTATTAATACTGATGCTAGTGGCGGTGCAAGCACCCTTGATGTTAAGATTGTTTCTCGGGTAGAAACTGTGGGTGGTGGTGCAACTGAGACCAGAATTACATATGCAGAATCAAACGCTGGTGCCGCATTCGCTGCAGGAACAGCATTGCACTATGTCAATTCTTCCGGTATTAACAGTACTGGTCTTGGACATGCAACCACAGTCGATAATGTTAAAGACTGGTATGATCAACAAACCTTGAGTTTAAAGAACAGCACCTTGTTCTGGAAGGCTATAGCACCAAAACCAATTGCTAATAACTATTCTACTGCTAGAAATGGTTATGGTGATGCTATCCACATTGTCGTAATTGATGACGAGGGAACAATAAGTGGTGTTCAAGGCAACATTCTTGAGAAGCACCTAAGCCTTTCTAAGGCAAAAGATGCTATATCGAATGTAAATTCTCCTCAAAAGGTATACTACAAAGATTATCTGGCAGATTTCTCAGCAAATCTTTTTGCAGCTGCAAATCCATCAAGCGCAGCAGATACTTTCCACAACACTGTACCTAGAGCAGTTGGTTTTACCTCTGTTTCTGGAACTAAGTCCGATTCTTTCACTCCCGAAACATTGGGTGGTGGTCTTTGGGGACTAGCAGCACAGGATGTACAATTCAACGCACTTGGCAATGTTTCTTACACCCTTGGTGGTGGTAGAGACTATAGTGGCGGAATTCCTGCTACCGGAAATAATGGTGGAATGACAACCTCTATTGGTAACCTTCAGACCTCTTATCAACTCTTTGAGAACAAAGATGAGATTGCTGTTGATTATCTGATCATGGGTCCTGGTTTGGGAAATCGTGCAGATAGTCAGGCAAAAGCAAACTATCTAATTTCTCTTGCAGAAGGAAGAAAGGATTGCATGGCAGTTATTGGTCCCCACAGAGGAAGTTTGGTTAACATAACCAATACTACAACTCAAACTGATAATTTGGTTGAGTACTTCTCCGTACTAAATTCTTCCTCCTTTGCGACATTTGATAGTGGTTACAAGTTTACCTTTGACCGTTTCAATAATAAGTTCCGCTACATTCCAACCAACGCTGACGTTGCTGGTCTGATGGCAAGAACCGCACTTGAAGCATATCCATGGTTCTCTCCCGCAGGTGAGCAACGTGGTATTATCAATAATGCAATTAAACTTGCATATAATCCAACTAAGGCACAGAGAGACAAACTGTATCCCCTGAGAATTAACCCAATTATCACTAAACCTGGTATTGGAACACTTCTCTTCGGTGATAAGACTGCACTATCCTATGCATCTGCGTTTGATAGAATCAATGTTCGCCGTCTGTTCTTGACAGTTGAGCAATCACTTGAAAGAGCAGCAGAAGCACAACTCTTTGAACTCAACGATGAGTTAACAAGAGCAAACTTCAGAAACATCGTCGAACCCTTCCTCCGTGATGTTCAGGCGAAGAGAGGTCTCTTCGGATTCCTGGTTGTTTGTGATAGTTCAAACAACACACCTGATGTTATCGATAACAATGAGTTCAGGGCAGATATCTTCCTGAAGCCTGCGAAGTCCATCAACTTCATCACACTTACCTTCGTTGCTACCCGTACTGGGGTCAGCTTTGAAGAAGTAGTTGGTAGAGTTTGATTATAATATCTAAATAACACTAGGAGGATACACAAATGGCCGATCAAAGACAAAGTGGTAGCAGACCACTAACATCAATCTCTACCTTTAAATCCAAACTGATTGGCGGCGGGGCCCGCCCCAATCTATTTGAGGTTGAGTTGGCAACTCTACCACCAGCAGTTTCAGCAGCATCATGGAGTGCGGATGACTTTAAGTTCATGTGCAAAGCAGCTGCTATTCCCGCACAAAACATTGCTTCAATTGATGTTCCCTTTAGAGGAAGAACTTTTAAGGTTGCTGGAGACAGAACTATTGATACATGGACAGTAACCATTATCAATGATGAGAGATTCAATCTCAGAAGAGCAATGGAAGAGTGGACTGAACAGATTGCTAAGTTGGATAACAACCTTGGTGCCACTCAACCTGGTTCTTACATGACAAACGCAGTTGTTTATCAACTAGGTCGTGGTTCTACTCTTTCAAGTAAGAACAATGAAGGAAGTGCAAATGCTGTCTTAGCACAGTATGAGTTTGTTGATATTTTCCCAACAAACGTATCTCAGATTGATCTTTCTTATGACACTAGCGATACGATTGAGGAGTTCACTGTTGAATTCCAAGTACAATCAATCAACATCTTGGCACCTGGAGTAAGTCAATCTTCTGCACCTCCAGCCGACGGCTAATAAATAGTCGTAGGAAAATTTATCAAATAAATCATGTCCAAGTTATTTGGGTTCTCGATTGAGGACACAGAACCACTATCACCGTCAGCGGTCTCACCCGTTCCTCCCAACAATGAGGACGGGTCTGATCACTACGCAAGTAGTGGTTTTTTTGGTTCTTATGTGGATATTGAGGGAGTATTTAGAACTGAGTTTGATCTCATTAAAAGATATCGTGAGATGTCACTTCACCCCGAATGTGATAGTGCAATTGAGGACATTGTAAACGAGGCAATTGTTTCTGATACAAATGATAGTCCGGTTGAGATTGAACTCTCTAATCTAAATGCAAGTGATGGTATTAAAAATACTATCCGTAAAGAGTTTAAATATATACTTGACCTTCTAGATTTTGATAAGAAGGCACATGAAATTTATCGTAATTGGTATATTGATGGTCGCATTTATTATCATAAGATTATTGATCTTAAAGATCCTGGTGCAGGTATTCAAGAATTGCGTTATATTGACGCAATGAAGATGAGATATATTAGACAAGAAAAGAAAAAACCTGGAGATAAAACTAACGTTGCTTTTAGATTAAGAAGCGATAATCCAATGGATTATAACTTTCCAGAGATTGAGGAATACTTCGTCTATAATCCAAAGTCACAATACCCAATGAGTAATCCCACGGTGAGTGGTGGAAACAATGGGGTTAAGATTGCAAAGGATGCAATCACGTATTGTACATCCGGTCTTGTAGACCGTAACAAAGGGTCAACCCTTTCGTATCTTCATAAAGCAATTAAATCGCTCAATCAACTTAGAATGATTGAGGATTCACTGGTCATCTATAGATTGTCCCGTGCTCCTGAGCGTAGAATTTTCTACATTGACGTTGGTAATCTTCCAAAGGTCAAGGCAGAACAATATCTCCGTGATGTTATGATGCGCTATCGTAACAAACTCGTATACAATGCTGACACTGGAGAAATCCGTGATGACAAAAAGTACATGGCAATGCTTGAGGACTTCTGGCTCCCAAGACGTGAAGGTGGAAGAGG